AAAGGTAAATGTAGGATCTGGTTTCAATGATGCACAACGAAAGCAATATTGGAAAGAAAATTTAGTTGACAAAATCGTGGCAGTGAAGTATAATGCTAGGATCAAGAACAAAAGTGGAGAAGAATCTCTGTTCCTCCCAGTGTTTATTGAACTACGTGATGACAAAGATGTTGCAGATAATTCAAAGGTAATAAAATGAAAGTAGTAATTAATAGATGTTTTGGTGGGTTTGGTATTTCGAATATCGCATTCGAGAAGTTGCTAGAACGCAAGGGTATTGCATTTGATAAAGTGCCAGCCAAATACCCAATTCGTGGAAACGACTCTGACTATTACAAAGCAGGCAGTCCACAATCTGATGCAACATACCTAAGTGAGTATGAGTTCTATGAACAACGCAATGATCCAGATTTGATCGCTGTGATTGAAGAGTTGGGTAAAGATTCATGGGGTTGGGCATCAGAACTAGCAATCTTGGAAATCCCAGATGATGTCGAATGGCACATCCATGAATACGATGGACTTGAACATGTGGCAGAAAACCACAGGACTTGGAGTTAATATGCAAGGAGACTTAGATGAGATTCGTTTGGCTCGAACACTGGGTCGTGCCATTGAAGAAGAAATAAAGAAGGGTAACAAAGTGCCTGATGAAGTTCTTCGAGCATACGAAGAATTATATAAACACTGGCAATACCAGATGGCGAAAGAATTATCATGAAAAGAGAATTAGACGAACAACTATGTGCAAAGTATCCGCTGATCTTCAAAGATCGTAATGCGGATATGCGCACCACAGCAATGTGCTGGGGACTTGAGTGTGGCGATGGTTGGTATAACATCATCGATGTTCTCTGCAGTAATTTATGCAGTGAATGGCTTGGTGCTAAAAGTCGTTATGAATTTATTAAAGATAGAGTTGGTGAGAAGATGTATGGTAATGCTTCTGGTGATACTATCACACAGGGTGAGATCGATCTACGCAAACAAATCATGGACGAAGAAGCAAGCAAGGTTCCAGTTGCTGTTCAGGTGAAAGAGAAGTTCGGTGGACTTCGATTCTATGTTCAGGCTGCAACTGATAAACACTATAACTTTATTTCGTTTGCTGAGAGTATGAGTTATCGTACATGTGAAGTTTGTGGTGCTCCAGGAAAACGATACACCAATGGTTGGCATACAACTCTATGCGAGATCCACGCAGAAATGCATGGTAAAACTGAAGAATATGCATCAGATGAGGGAGATGAATAATGTTTTACGGTAAACAAAGTGTTGATGACCAGTTCGCTCTGCTTCTAAAGAAACTAGAACAACAAGAATTATTTCTCTTCGAACCAATGCCAGAGTATAAACTTGGCGAAAGATGGACTGATGAATACCGCATTCGTGATGGTTATACTAAACTTGCTGATGGAACATGGGTGACTATTCATAAAGTTACTACATATGTTGAGGCACTTAATAAAAGCACTAACGATTTGTATGACACTTATCTAAAAACATCTCGTGAATTAGATAAAGTTAAACAACAAAACTATGAGATGGAATTTGGTCTGCGTCATGCGCAGAAATCTTTGAGTAAAGCAATGGCAATGAAAGGTGATAGTAATGAGTAAAGAATATATTGATATGTTAAAACAAGAACGACAGGTTCTTCTGGATCGTTATGATCCATATAGCGAGGGTACTGGTCATTTCAATACTGCTGTTAGCGTATTGACTGCTCGTATTCAAGAGTTGGAAACACCAACTAAACTGAAACAAGGTTCGGTGTGGGTATTGGTCGAAGCAATCATGTCTTACCGTATGCGATACATGGTAGAAGCACCAGCAACTAATCCAGAGTATGCCATGGATGATGTAACAATGGAAGATGCCAAAGAGTTTTCTCAGTTGGCACTTCAGGAAGTTATTACTAGTCATCGTGTTGTTACTGAAGATGAAGCACTCACTCTTTGTGATATTGATAATGATTATACTGCTGGTTGGACTAAAGAGCAAAAGATCAAATCATTCTTCACTAAAGAGGGTGAAGGCAGAGGATTCTAATGTTCATGTTCGATGTTGAAACGCTGGGAGTAGAATCCAACTGTGTGGTTCTCTCTGCAGCTATGGTTCACTTTGATCCAGAGAAACGACCAACCTATCAAGACTTATTGGACAATGCATGTTTTGTAAAGTTCGATGTGAAGGAACAGATGAGTGTTGGTCGTACTGCATCAAAGTCTACACTTGAGTGGTGGAAAGGACAACATGAATATGTTCGCAAGACTTCTCTTGATCCATCTCGTGAAGACATGACTGTGGAAAATGGAATGCAAAAGTTCTATGATTACATGAAACAATTCCCAAATGCCGATAAACAAACTATGTGGGCACGAGGTTCATTAGACCAGATGGCAATTGATTCGCTTGCTGTTAAATTTGCCTTGCAAGAGATTACAGGGTATAATATGTGGAGAGATGTCAGAACTGCAGTTGACATTATGTTTGGAACCACGAATGGCTATGTAGAAGTAGATCATCCTCTCTTCAAACGACACGAAGTCATCAAGCATCATCCTGTTCACGACTGCGCACTTGACGCAATGCAACTTATGTATGGAAAACAAGTTTAATGGAATTTTACACCAGCGTCCACCCAGTGGGCGACAAGATCCTCGTTAGAGGTTATCAGAATGGCAGACAATATCAGCGTAAGGTAGATTTCTATCCTACGCTTTTTGTCACTTCTAAGGTTGACTCAAAATGGAAGACTCTTGAAGATACATTCGTTGATGAAATAAAACCTGGAAGTATCCGTGAGACTCGAGACTTTATCAAACGATACGAAGGTGTTGAAGGATTCCCTGTCTATGGTAATACCAACTACGCATATCAATATATCAGTGACACTTACGAAGATGATGTCAACTGGGATATGGAACAGATTAAAGTTTACACCATTGACATTGAGACTGAAACTGAGAATGGATTTCCAGATATTAAGTCTGCTAATGAAGAGGTTTTGCTAATTACTATCAAGGATCTTCAATCCAAGAAAGTTATTACCTTTGCTCAAACAAAGTATGGTGAGTATAAAACTACTCGTTCCGATGTTACCATGGTCAACTGTCGTGACGAACAACACATGCTCAAAGAGTTTATGATTTGGTGGCAAGGCAACTACCCAGATGTCATCACTGGTTGGAACACTGACTTCTTTGATAATGTTTATTTGATTCATCGCATTCAGCGAGAGTTGGGTGACACATTTGCCAACAAGATTAGTCCTTGGGGTTATGTCAATCAACGTAAGACTTTCATTAAAGGTAATGAAGAGATTCACTATGACATTCTAGGTATTTCTCAGCTGGACTATCTCGAACTTTACAAGAAATATACATATACAAAGCAAGAGTCATATCGTTTGGATTACATCGCTGGTGAAGAACTCGGTGATGCAAAGAAAGAGAATCCAGGAAATGACTTCAAAGACTTTTATACAAACTACTGGAAAGACTTTGTTGAATATAACATTCATGACGTAGAGTTGGTTGACAAACTTGAAGACAAGATGCGTCTACTTGAGTTACACCTGACCATGGCATACAATGCAAAGATTAATCCTGAAGATGTTTACTCACAAGTCCGTATGTGGGACACTATCATTTATAATCACCTGCGTAAGAAAGGTATTGTCATTCCAGCGAAGGCATACTCTGGTAAAGATGCACAGTTCGAAGGTGCTTATGTTAAAGATCCGATGATTGGTATGCACAAGTGGGTTGTTTCGTTTGACTTGAACAGTCTTTATCCTCACTTGATTATGCAGTATAACATCAGTCCAGAAACTCTAACATCCGAGAAGTTGTCAGTCACTGTTGACAAGTTACTCAACAAAGAGATTGACACAGACTATCTAAAACGAAGAGACCTTGCCATGACTGCTAACGGCTGGACATATCGCAAAGACATCAAAGGGTTTATGCCTGAGTTGATGGAAGAGATGTATATCAATCGTTCCAAGTTTAAGAAACAGATGCTGAAGATTGAACAGGAATATCAAAACGATAAGTCCAAGGCTCACCTGTTAAAAGATATCTCTCGTTTAAATAACCTGCAGATGGCGATGAAGATTGCTCTTAACTCTGCTTATGGTGCGATGGGTAATCAATACTTCCGTTACTTTGATATTAGAATGGCAGAAGGTATCACGACTTCTGGTCAACTGTCCATTCGTTGGATGGCGAACAAGTTGAATGCATTCCTCAACAAGACTCTCAAGACAGAGGGTAAAGACTTTGTTATTGCGATCGACACTGACTCGATCTATCTTACACTTGAGCATCTTATCGAGAAAGTTTGCGAAGGTAAGAACACTGAGCAGAAGATCAAGTACATGGATAAGATCTGCGAAGATGTTTTCCAACCATTCATTGATCAAGGTTACACTGAATTGTCAGATTACATGAATGCGTATAGTCAGAAGATGGTTATGAAGCGAGAAGTTCTTGCTGATAAAGCCATCTGGACTGCCAAGAAACGATATGTCATTAATGTTCACAACTCGGAAGGTGTTCAGTTTGCGAAACCTAAGATCAAAGTTATGGGTCTTGAGATGGTCAAGTCATCTACACCTGCGGTTATTCGTGATAAGTTGCGTGAATCACTTCAAGTTATTCTCGCAGGAGACCAAAAAGATCTTCATACATATGTTATGGACTTTAGAAAAGAGTTTGACAAATTACCGATTCAAGAGATTGCTTTTCCAAGAGGTGTGAATGGATTGAAGCAGTATGCAGGAAGTCCGATTTATACAAAGGGTACACCAATCCATGTTCGTGGTTCATTGCTGTTTAATCATCACTGCAAGCGTCTAGGTATTGATAAGAAGTATCAACCCATTCGTGATGGAGATAAGATTAAGTTTGTGTATGCTCGTACACCGAATCCTTTTAATGAAGATGTGATTGCATTTCCTCAGGTTCTTCCAAAAGAGTTTAAAATGGAAGCATACATAGATTATGACAAGATGTTTGAGAAAGTGTTTCTTGATGCATTGCAAATTGTAATTGAACCACTAGGTTGGAAGACGCAAGAAGAAAGTTCATTGGAGGATTTCTTTGGATAATATCCGAATCATTAAAACTGGAATCACTGTATCAAAGATTCTAAAACAACTTGAACAGTATCCTCAAGATTGGGGAGTCCAAAGAACAATTGATGGTGCACAGTCTATGTTAGATCGTGGATTCCCAGAAGTTGATGCAGGAGTTTTACAAGTCGTAATGGGCGGTGTTGAAGATGAATCTCAATATGTTGGAGATACAGAGATTTGTATTGCAACTCCTGCCTATAATAGACACACAGAGATTGTAGGTTTTCTTAGACGCAATTTCAAAAAGTTTAGTCGATGTGGATTCTTATCACTGCCAGTAAATGGATGGGTTGGAAAACATATTGACATTGGTAGTTATTATCAAACACGAGACAGGTATCACCTTTCAATACAAGGAACATATGACTATACAGTTGGAGATGAAACTGTAAGAGTTGAACCTGGAACTCTACTTTGGTTTAATAATAAGTTAGAGCATGGAACTAAAAATGTTGGAGATGTTGTAAGAATTACATTCGTCTTCGATGTTCCACATTCCAAGAATAATCCATAGTTGCCTTGCAACAAAAGTTACTGTATAATAGGAGATATAAATGAAGCTGTTAAAATTTTATGCCGAGTGGTGTGGTCCATGCAAAGGACTTACTATGATTATCAATGGCGCAAAAGATAAGATTGATATTCCAATTGAAGAATACGATATTGATAATGAAATGTTTATGGCACAAGATTACAAAGTTCGATCTGTTCCAACTCTTGTTTTAGTTGATGATAAAAATCAAGAAATCAAACGAAGCGTTGGTTTACTCTCTGAAGAGAAATTACTAGAATTCCTGAAAGGTTAATATGGCAAGCATACTAGACAAAATTAAAAAGAACTCAACTATCAAAGACTCTGCGGTTCTATCTGAATCAAAGTTCTTTAAGAAGAAGGATATGATTCCTACTTCTGTTCCAATTATCAATGTGGCTTTATCAGGTCGTCTTGATGGTGGACTCACTCCAGGAATTACAATGTGGGCTGGTCCAAGTAAACACTTTAAGACTGCGTTCTCATTGCTAATGGCTAAGTCTTACATGGACAAGTATGAAGATGCAGCGTTGTTGTTCTATGATTCAGAGTTCGGTACTCCTCAGTCCTACTTCGATACATTTGGTATTGATACAAAGCGAGTTGTTCATACTCCATTGACTGATGTAGAGCAATTGAAGTTCGACATTATGCAGCAGTTGTCCAATGTAGAGCGTGGTGATCATTTGATTATTGTCATTGACTCCATTGGTAATCTGGCTTCTAAGAAAGAAGTTGAAGATGCCATGGAAGGTAAGTCTGTTGCAGATATGTCAAGAGCAAAACAGATGAAGTCATTGTTCCGTATGGTAACTCCACACTTGAACTTGAAAGACATTCCATTGGTTGTAGTGAACCATACATATATGGAGATCGGAATGTTCCCGAAAGCAATCGTTGGTGGTGGTACTGGTGCAATGTACTCAGCTGATAACGTATACATCCTTGGTCGCCAGCAAGAAAAAGAAGGCACTGAGATTATAGGTTACAATTTTATTATCAACGTAGAGAAGAGTCGTTATGTTAAAGAAAAATCTAAGATACCTGTTAGCGTATCTTTTGATGGTGGTCTTAGTAAGTGGTCTGGTTTACTCGATCTTGCTCTTGAATCCAAGCATGTGGTCAAACCAAGTAACGGATGGTATTCCAAGTGTGACCCTGAGACTGGCGAAGTAGAAGCCAAGAAATATCGTGTCAAAGAAACTGATGATAAAGATTTCTGGTTATCAATTCTTACAAGCAAATCATTCTATGATTTTGTAAAGAACAAATACTCAATCGGTCAAGGTGGACAAATGATGCAAGAAGATGATCTTGATAAAGCATTAGAGGAATTGGAATTTGATGAGTAAACCCTATGTTGTAGTGGAGTCCAAATATAGTGGACTCGATGCGATAAAGTTGACAGAAGAGCCATGGCAAGGTATAATATATGCTTATGGTAAGGTTGCGTTTGAAGAAGACGAAGTCAACTCAACCATTCATCTAAAATTTGATTATGAAATTCTTGATGATGCTGGTAAAGGTTTTACTAATAAACAACCATTTGAAACATACATTGGTAAAATATTAGAAGAATTGCTACACGAAGGCATCCAAGAAAACAATTTAACATATACAGGCGGAACAGAAATTGATGCGAATAGAACAAAAGATTCTGAGCAATCTGATATTTGATGAGAACTATTGTCGTAAAGTAATTCCATTTATCAAGAAAGAATATTTTGCAGATCGTAAAGAAGTAATTCTCGCAGACGAGATTGTTTCTTTTTTCACGAAGTATAACAAACCAGCATCCAAAGAAATCCTACAGATTGAAGTTAGCAATAGGAAAGACCTCAACGATAAAGAGTTGTCTGAACTTGGCGACTTTATCGGTACATTGAGTCAGGAACCAGTCAATGAAGACTGGATGTTAGAACATACTGAAAAGTTTTGTAAAGATAGGGCAATTTATAATGGAGTTCTCTCAGCAATCCGAATCATTGACGGCAACGACAAGCAACACACGCAAGACGCTATTCCATCTATTCTTTCTGATGCTCTTGCCGTTTCATTTGATAATCATATTGGTCACGACTACCTTGATGACCACAATGAGAGGTATGATTTTTATCACAGGGTGGAAGAGAAGATTGCATTCGACCTTGACATGTTCAATAAAATCACTAAGGGTGGACTATCAAAGAAAACACTTAATATCTGTCTTGCTGGCACTGGTGTTGGTAAGTCTTTGTTTATGTGTCATGTGGGTGCTGGTTGTTTAGTCCAAGGTAAAAATGTATTATACATAACTATGGAAATGGCAGAAGAGCGAATCGCTGAAAGGATTGATGCGAATCTTCTTAACCTAACCATGGATGAACTAAAAGTTATTGACAGGGATATTTACGAAAGTCGTATTGCTAAGATTACAAGTAAGACTAAAGGTAAACTGATTGTCAAAGAATATCCAACTGCTGGTGCTCACTCTGGTCACTTTCGTGCTTTGTTGGAAGAATTAAAGTTGAAACGAGAATTTAAACCTGACATTATCTTCATTGACTATCTTAATATTTGTGCGAGTCAACGAATGAAGCAAGGTGGAAGTATTAACTCTTATACATATATTAAGAGCATTGCAGAAGAGTTAAGAGGATTGGCAGTTGAGTATAATGTTCCAATTGTATCAGCCACTCAAACGACTCGATCTGGATTCACAAACTCGGATCCAGGACTTGAAGATACCTCTGAATCTTTTGGTTTGCCAGCGACAGCTGACTTTATGTTTGCTTTGGTCAGCAATGAAGAGTTGGAAGGTTTGAATCAGATTATTGTTAAACAGTTGAAGAATCGCTATAACGATCCAGGATTTTATAAGAGATTTGTTATTGGAGTTGATCGAGCGAAGATGAAACTGTATGATGTAGAAGCATCGGCACAAACGCTGAGTGATTCAGGAAAGCATGATGACGATGAACCAATGTTTGATAAAAGTAATTTTGGTCGTAGACAAAAAGCAGAATCATTCGAAGGATTTAAGTTTTAGGAGAGAATATGACTAAGGTAATCGTAGCAAAACAGAAACATGATATGACTCATATGTTGGGGCAATTCCCTGATGAGTCTCATTATGATTTCCTAATTGAAGAGGACTGTGATGTTTATATGCCAGAAATTCCTGGACATCCAGAGTTGACATACTCTGAAGAAAGGATTGTTCTGAAGTTCCGTAAGAATTATTTTACGAAGGAACAACAAGATCAAGCATACATTGGTTTGCGTGAGGCTGCAACTGAAACTCAGAACAGAGGTATGGCTGCAGGTCCAAGAGCAGAGAAGTTGGGTAATCGTGAGTGGGTCACTGAATACGAATCAGACATCATTGAATACTTCTTGGATCCAAAAGCATCGTTGGACGGAGATCCAATTGAAGCCATTAAAGCCAAACACGAAGGTAAGACTGACAAACCATCCACACGAAATAATGTTTGGGGTATTCAAGCAGTTAAGAAAGATAACTTTGTATTCAACGAATGGGTTGAGAAAGTTCGTAAGTTAGATGCATCTGAAATGATTGCTGAAGCCAGACGAGTTGAGAAGGCATATGTGTGTTCAACTACCTATGCCAATGGTGTTATGTCTGGTATTGCTGGATGGTTCGATCGTTATCCACGTATCCCTTATGGTCGTGCAACATCTTACACGGCTCGTGAACCAGCAAAGTTTGCCATGGCATATCCATTCCTTCAGCAACTTGCGCAAGGTTTCAAAGACTTGTTGCCATGGAGATACAATAATCAAATGGAAGCAGCAAAGAAACTAGATCCTGCATTCTTAGTTCCTGAAACTCCATTTACTACTGTTACTGTTAATAAGTCTTTCAGAACTGCATGTCACTACGATGCAGGTGACTTAACTTCTGGTCTATCGAATCTGTTGACTCTAACAAACAATGGTAACTACAAAGGATGTTATCTTGTTGCACCAGAGTATCGTGTTGCTGTCAATCCAAGACCTGGAGATTTGCTACTAATTAACAATCATGAAGTGATGCATGGCAATACTCAGATTGAATTGCTCGATGAAGAAGCAGAAAGAATCTCATTGGTTGTTTACTTCCGTGAGAAGATGCTTGAGTTGGGTTCAAAACAATACGAAGATTGTCGTTATGACTTTGTTGAACAACGCAGACTTAATAAAGAACATCCAGACCAAAAGTATGAAGATGGTTCACAACGACATCTTTGGAATGGTGTCAGTCCATCAATGTGGGAATCTGATGAGTGGTATGAATACCTTGAAAGTAAACTTGGTAAAGATACATTGTTGAAGTATCATCCAGAATCTCAAAAGGCAAACTCACTTGAAGGATTCTTCTAATGTGTTCAGTAATTGGAGCAATTATTAAAGAACCTCGTGCCGAGGATTTCTTAATGCTTCATCGTGTGTTCCTTGAGTCCAAGATTAGAGGAATGCATGCCACTGGAATCTCCTATGTTAAACATGGAAAGATTATCACTGAGAAGCGACCAGTACCTGCCGATGAGTTTCCATTTAACTTTCCAAGTTATGTCAACGAAGATGGTAGTCTTTATATGATTGGGCACTGTCGTTACAGTACCAGTGACTTGGAATTCAATCAACCAATTGCCAATGAGAATCTTTCAGTAGTCCACAATGGAGTTATCACTCAAGAGTTACCTGAGAAGTGGAAAGAACTCTATGGTTATGATTGTGAAACTAAAAACGATACTGAACTGATTTTACATACGGCAGAAGATTGCGTTAGCCCATTGATTCGTTGGAAAGATTCTAGTCTTGCAGTTGTAGAGTTACATGTTGATAAAGTTATTAGATTCTATCGCAATGGCAAGCGTCCATTATATTTGACATCTATCTCAAATGGGTGTATAATTACTTCTACTGCTGATGTTCCAAAACGAGCAGAAGTTCCAGGATTCCCGATTAATACTTTGATGAATCATTATATTACATTTGATGACCAACTCGCAATGACTATTGAAAAAGAAGTCATTGAAGATGCGGTGGACTTACAATATGAACTTTGTTAATTCAACGAGAGTTGAAGAGTTAATTAAAAATAGTCCAGCTGGAAAGAACACCAAGTTCTTATCGGCTGCACATTCATTGTGGTATCGCTTTCATAACTATGACAAAGCACCTCCACTTGCGTATGAAGTTAATGGTGAAGTTGTTTCTTTAATCTTTGCTACATTCAATCGTGATGGTTATAGTAATCTTTACGAGATTGTTACACTTGAGGGAAATGAAGGTAAGGGTTACGCATCGAAGTGTTGGGATGCGTGGATTGATTATGCAGTGAAAGAAAGAAAGATTACTCGACTAAAGATGTCTTGCACTCCTTCTTCAGTTACATGGCACTACAAGAATGGTTTGATTTGGTGGGCAGTAGATCCAACAGGTTCACTTCGTTCAGACCAACCATTGTTTCCAACGAGGGCAGAACAGATTGCTTATCGTGACTTTGCCATTGTGAATCCACTTCAAGCACTACCTCCATACAAAGCGAGAGATCAATTCCGTGCTGAAGGTTTGGAAGCATACAAGTGGGGTGAGAAGAAGAAAGCCAAAACTCAAACAGCAATTGATGCTGTTGGCAAAGCATGGTTACGTGAAGCATTAATGGAACAACCATCACTTGAAGAGTTTTTATTATAATGGATTATAGACTAGAACAAAATCGTAGGGAAGCGTTCATTCGTTGGTACGCATGGTCATTGAAGTATGATGATTGCGATCCAGCAGTATGGGCAACGAACTACCTAAACAAAAGATACGAACATAATGATGAACAGAAGTTGTGGTTGTGTTGGTTGTATGGTAATACATACTATCTTCCAACTGCTTGGGTATTGATGAATGAATTTCCAGACTTCGAGTTGGCAACAGTTGATCGTATTACTCAATGGAACACTGCCAACTATAAACGATTAAGATATCAGACTGATACAAAGTGGAACAAGGGACATCTCCCTGCGATGTTTGCTTCTTATCAGCAATTCATTGGCGATAAGACACAACGAGAAAAACTGGAAGAATACTATGGACACACTGAGGAAGAGAACTTTAATAATCTCTGGACAAGCATTAAGTCTGGGCTGCATAAGTTTGGTCGTTATTCCACTTGGTTTTATCTTCAGCATCTTAAGCATACTGCTGGTGTGCGTATCACTCCTACTAGCCTCATGCTGGATGATTACGATGGCTCTCGCTCTCATCGTAATGGATTACTTCTCGCCATTGGGAGGGATAACGATATGGATAGAAAACTCACTGGAGTCGATTATTCAAATATGGAAGCACAAGCGAGGGACATTCTCAGTGAGACGAAAGCGAGATTCCCAGAACTGGACTCCCAAATAGATTACTTTACCATGGAAACCTGCCTGTGTTCTTTCAAGAAGATCTTCAGAAAGAGTCATGGAAGGTATCTTGGATACTATCTTGACAGACAAGCAGAAGAAATTATGCAGTGCGAGAAAGAT